GCTTAGATGCACAGCCGTTATGCTATATAGTTCTTAGGAGAGTGGTGATGGGATACGTTAATGAATCACGTACTTTTCCACCATTTTCTACGTCCACATCGTGGACGCGGTTAGACACAGGGGTTTCCGCTTCGCGGACCCTTGGTCCTCTCTTCCTTAAGAATCAGAGTCAATATGGATATCGCTCAGGGCCTCTCAGCCCTGAGGAGATCGCACGTTTTCGGGAACTTTCCGGGAACGGTCGATGGGGACGTCAAGCTGAAATGCTTGACGCCCTCGAACGTATCCAATCAGCTACCACTCCTATCCCCTTTTCGAGGACTGGGAGCCGTGGAGTTCACTCTCGTGACTACACGGTTTGGCAATCGGTACCCGCTTATACTTCTGGCGGGGGTTTTGTTAACCCATTAGTACCTTTTCGCTATAATGGCGCTGGTGCCATAACATCAATTGACACCTACTTCCCACCGACGCCGCCTTCAGAGGCGGAGATGGCTGGGATAGCGGGCTCGATGATGCGTGGCTATTCTCCTGCTCGTCCTGATGCTAACTTGACGAGATTCCTTGGGGAGCTAAGAGACGCTCCTCAAATGGCTAGACTTAATTCGTATATACCTAACAGTATAGGCGACTTTGGGTCTGGCCACTTGAATCTCCAGTTCGGCGTACTGCCGACTGCTTCTGATATCCAAAAGATATCTGAGGCCGTGTTGCATGCTGATAAGCTGTCCAGACAGTTTGTCAAGGACTCGGCTCACCTTGTTCAAAGAAGAGCGTCTAAGACGCTCCAACGTGACTCCCGCGAATCTACTGGTACGCTGCATGCAGCTAACCAGACTCGCAATATTGGAGGTGTGGCTTTCCGTGTCGATCTCGGGGCCCCAGGTATAAGTTACCTTGGTCCTACGTTCGATACGTATGTTGGGTACACTGGTGAGATTCGAGCGTTTTCAACGTTCGAATACTTTGTCGGTGACCCAACTGGCTACACTACAAGGATGGATTCATATGTGCAGAAGGCGCGGAAAGTACTGGGCGGTGGTCTTGACCAAAGCACAGTTTACGCGTTGACTCCGTGGACATGGCTCTTCGACTGGTTTGTAGACATCGGAGGTCTCCTTCGCTACCAACAGCAAGTCGCCGATTACAACCTCGTTCAGAGGTCTGGCGGCTTTGTCTGGGAAGCGAGAACATCTGTTTCCGTTCGCCTTGGCGGCGGAAGGATGTTGGGGACTACCGATGCCTATTTTGGCACGCCAACGACCTTAACGGCCGTGAAGCGTAACCAGAAGAGGCGCCGTGGTTCTCCATATAGCATGACTCCTACTTGGAGCTTAAATGAGTTCCAGTGGGGTATCGTGGGAGCTTTGGGTTTACTCAAGGCTCCTAAGGTACCATTCTTCGGCGATTAGCCGGAGACTCTGCGCGGAAATTCCGTGCAGGACCGCTAGCGGTCACACCTTTATCGTCGTGAGACGAGATTGGAGTGGGCTATGGCCCTCGCAGATCCTCAATCAGTAACTGTTAACGGTTCGGCTAAGTCTTTGCCCCGAACGGGCATGACTGACACCTCCGGTGACTTTAAGAGCGCAGATGGGAAGTATTCCATCAATATTGCGCACTCTCAGGACCGGGTTTACCGTCACAAGGTCGAGCTTAAGTTCGCCGACACTGTCGCGAACCCTCTCGTCCCTGACCAGAATATGCAGGTCTCGTGTAGGGCTTATCTCGTAATTGAGATGCCCAAGAACGGACTTGACACTACTACGGTCGGTTACGTTGGAACGGCGTTGACTACTTTTGCCAACGCTGCTTTCATTACGAAGCTCCTGGGTGGCGAAAGCTAACCCTAGGAGTTTTGTTTCTGTGAGGACCATGCCATGATCGCCCTAACCGATTGGTGGACGATGAAAAGCATGGTTTTGCTCACGTGTAGCCTACTTGAAGAGGTAGGTACACAGACTGGCATCAGCACCACGAGAGACATCCTTACGGTTGAATCTCGTGTGGCTGCAGAAGGCATATCGTTTTTGACGATTACCCTCCCTCAGTATGACAAGGATTTTCTGTCCTCGATTGCTGAGGGTGCGATTCGACCCTACCATTTTGCCGGGCTTGCCCGACAGAATGGCACGGAACTCCCCAAATTCATGGGTGGGTTCTTCGAATTGCTCTACAGCCCTGATGGAACGTGGAAAGACATCCAAGGAGCTCATCACCTTATTAGGGCGTTGAGGCAGATTTTCTTGCTTCACTCCAAAGTAGAGCTTCCCTGCTCCCCGAAAAGGGTGCAGAAGGCTCTGGATGCCTATATCACGACGGATGAATCGATAAGGAGAATTACGGACGACTACATGGCAGAATTTCGCCGTGCGGCAGACCTAATATTCTGTAAGTTCTTTATTGACGTGAACGATGATATCGCTCTCGGCATTTTGGAACCCCGCCATTCCGGTGGCGCCTTAGCTACACGTGAGACATTTAACTCACGTTTTAGCTCCAGGATCTGGACAGACAGACTACAAGAGGTTTTCCCTTTTTGGGATTACCTTTGTTCGTCATCGTATGAACTCCTTGATGAGGAGTCAGTCAGCATCTTGGATCGTACAGAGGAAACACCATCAAAGGTGACCACTGTTCCGAAGACCCTAAAAGGTCCACGAATCATCGCTATGGAACCTGTATACAACCAAATGGTTCAACAGGGTATCCTACGATTGTTGACGTCCAATCTCCGCAAGTACCCTTCCATCTGGGAGGGCTGCTGCTGGGAATATCAGGACTTCAACAGATTGCTCAGTCAGATCGGCAGCGAGACCGGAAAGCTCGCTACTATTGATTTGTCTGAAGCGTCGGATCGTGTATCTGCCCAATTGATATTTGAGGGGCTCCTCAACCCCCTCTATCTCGCTTATTTCCGGATCGCTGTAAATGCGAGTCGGAGCGAGCGAGCGAATGTGGACGGGAACGTTATCGTCCTGAACAAATTCGCATCAATGGGTTCATCACTCACATTTCCGATGGAGACGTTCGTTTTCTATACGATCGTTCATATCGCGTGGGAGTGGTGTTACGGTTCTTTTCCATCCAACCCTCTTACACCCGAACAGGGTGTGAGGGTCTACGGGGATGACATAATTGTCCCCGTGGAATTGGTGCCGTATCTTCTCGACCTACTTAACGCCTTTGGGCTGAAAGTAAATCCCCACAAATCGTTCTGGGAAGGAAACTTCCGAGAATCATGTGGTTCAGATTGGTATAAGGGCATGCCGGTTTCACCGGTCAGGCTCCGAACACCGTTACCCGAGAAGGTGTCTCAGTATGCTGAGATTGTAAGGACGATCGAATTCGCAAACCGCCTCTATGAGGCGGGCTACTTCGATACAGCCGCGTTGGTAGCCACGCATCTGCGTGGTCTACGGTACGTGCCGTTCGTCCCATACCGATCTACAGCTCTAGGTCTCTGGACCCATGATAGTGATCTGGTAAAGCGGAGGTTTAATCCAACGCTGCACCGGAGTGAAGTTAAAAGCCTCATTCCACGGCTCAATAAGCCGTATGATCCACTAGATGGATACGGAGCACTCAGCAAGTACTTCATGAGCCCCTATGAGGATAGGGATCCGAAGCATTTGTACCGAGATGGACGTTCCCAGTGCGTCGGTTTGACAACTGGGTGGTCGGTGGGCTAATGGTTCTGGGGTG